ATACAGCCATTCAGCCGTTGTCAGAAGCAGCTTTTTCATGCCTTCGCCTCCTGCATCCGCCTGACGAGCCGCGACAGACGGGCGTTTTGTGTCACGAGCTTCTGCGCTTCCATGTCCAGCCCCTTGCGCTTGAGTCCGTTAATGATCTGCGCCGCCTGGCACTCGCACACCAGCGCCGCCTCGATCAGATCGTGCAGCTCCTGCGCATCCAGCGTCAGGGTATAGGTCTTTACCTCCGCCATGTGTCAGCCTCCTATCTCTGTACCATCCACCGTGCCAGCTCCGTGAGCGACACCGTGTATTTGTTTCCGATGTGCCGGGCCGGGAAGCGGCGGTCGGCCAGCAGCGTCCGCCGGTCGATGCCCAGCGCCGCCTGGCATTCCGTGATCCCAATCGCCGCCCGGCCCGGAAACATATCCGTCAGCAGCTCCAGCTGCGGCCGGTATCCTTCCAGCTCTCTCGGCATCCCCTCACGCCTCCTTCTTCTCGCTCATCAGCTTTGCCGCCGTAGCCACGCCCTGCATATAGGCGATCATGACCTCGATCTGCTGCGGGTTCATGTGCTTCATCTCACGCAGCACACCCTCGACCTGCTTCTTCTGTTCCTCTGACATTGTTCTCACCTCGCTCGGTTCATTCCTTGGTTATACGTTAGCATACCTCAGAACCGTTGTCAAGCATAATTTCATTCCTTGGTTATATTTTTTCTTGACATTTCATTTCCGTTGTGTTACCTTGTGGCTAGAAGGTGGTGAAAAGCTTGAATACAATCAACGATCGAATCGCTTATTTAATCAAAGACCTTGGTATCACAAAAACGAAATTTGCCGAAACCATCAACTTGAGCCAGCCGTTCGTGTCCGCCGTTTGTTCCGGTTCAAAAATGCCCAGTGACCGCACAATCTCGGATATCTGCCGAGAATTCAATGTTTCGCTTGCTTGGCTGGAAGACGGCGAAGGGGAAATGTATGTCCAGCGCAGTGAAAACGAGCGCATGGCCTTGATGTTTACTGACGTTCTGGCCGAAGCCGACGAATCCACACGCAAACGCGGCATTGCAGCCGCCCTCGAAATGCCCCCGGAGTTCTGGGACAACATCCTCGAATACGCAAAAAAAATCACCGGAAGCAAATAACCTGCTTCCGGTGTTCTTTTTATTCGTCAAAATATACAGAAAATCTCAGGTGTGCTTGACTGCTCCCTGCATTTTCTGTATTCTGGTAGAGGGTGGTATTTATGCGGACGTATGCCGAAACAATGTCTATAATCTGCGTCGTGCTTCTTGTTCTTCTCATCCTTTGCACATCCTGCTCTCCGCGGCAGTACACAAGCGATGACTTGGAAGCAGCACGAACTGAGGCTTACCAAGATGGATATCGTAACGGATACGACGACGCAACGCTCGGACTCAGTTACTAATATCTCGGTTCCCCATTATTCCGGTATCCGCTTTTCCGCTTCAAGCAGTCTCCCACACGCCCCCGTTCTTCCAGACCCTCACATTGACGAAAAGGCATATTGCAAAGAGATTGCAGCCGTTCAAAGCAGCCTTTCTTTCGCTCTTTCCAAAGGCAAATACAACCCATACTCTGGTAAGCCCATTCAGACACTTCAGGACTACGAATTCTACTGTCAGTGTGTTGCGCTTCGCCGTATTTATGACAAGAAGTTAGCTTCTGTATCTGCCGTCGTCCAGTCTACGCAGGACGTTCTTTCTGCCGCAGATGCTGTCGTTATGGATTCCCGCAGGAGCGCAGCAATAGCCCGCCAGGAGGCCGTAATCGCAAAGCGTGAAGCCGCTTTATACAAGCATGACGCAGCAGTAGCTAAATCCGAATACGCTGAGTTGAAGACGCGCTTTGATGCTCAGAAAAAAGCTACCCGTCTGGGGTTCGTTGTACTTGTCGCTTTGTTGGTCGGATTTTTTCTGTTTCACGCTATTTCTCGCCCCGCAAAAAGCGCTCCGCATTCCGCTCCTTCTTCTGCATCCGATTCTTCCTCGCGTGAATCTTCTGGTGTTGGCTCTAATCGTCCATCCGGTTATGTATCCAGTGAATATGTCGGGAATAAAAAGAGCCATAAATTTCATCGTTCATCGTGCTCCTATCTTCCTGATGATGATAATCGTAGAATTTTCAAATCCAGAGATGCTGCCATTGACGCCGGATATGAGCCATGCGAGCATTGTAACCCATAACGTCCTGCCGGAACGGTTTCCCGTTCCGGCGCTTATTTTATGATGTTCCGCAGGAATCGCAGGATGATTTTCAGCTGATCCAGTGTGGCCCGCTCTAAAATGTTTTCGATCTGTTCCATCGTCTTTTCCATTCCCGTCTCCATTTCTCCACAAAAACCGCGTTCTTTTTTTGTTAATCTTTGCCTCTTGTTCGCGCCTCCCGAAAGTTGTAAGATATAGGTAGGCGTTGCCCGCGCCGCTGGCCGAACAACGGCGCGGGCTTTTGCTTGCGCAGGCGACCGGGAGCCGTCTGTATCTGAAGCATGGCATACGCCGGTTGGGTTTGTAAACCTGTCGGGTTGGTTTTCAGCGTAGGTTTTTCTGAAATCTTACTGCCACAGGTGTGGTTTTTATATATGGAGGGATGGTTTTTGTCAGAAAAATTGTGGGAAACATGCCGCGAAGCAAAGGACACCATGCAGCCGCATAAGACGAATCAGGATATCGCTGACGAATCCGGCGTATCCGTCAATGCCGTCAGCCAATTCCTGCGCGGCGAGACTACGAAGCCGTACATTAATACCGTCGGCCCGATTTGCGCATCCCTCGGCGTATCAATGGATGAGCATTTCGGCGTCCCGCCTGCCGAGCCTGCCGGGTCTTCCGATGCTGAAAAACTCCTCGCCGAGAGCGCGGCCCTTCGTGCGCAGCTTGCCCAGCAGCAGAAGTCCCTGCACATGCACCGACTTGTGACTCTCATCCTCTTGGGTATTCTTTTGCTGTGTGCCCTTGCGCTTGTGGTCGACGTGCTCAGCCCATCGATCGGCTGGTTCCGCGCATAAATCAAACCGCCCCGGCCCAGCGCCGGAGCGGTATTCTTGGAGGTTTTACGATGCCAATTCCCAAATACTATGTCCGGCCGGACGGCCTGCATGAATCCATCATCACAGTCAACGGCAAGCGCAAAGCGTTTCGCGGCAAGACAGACCGCGAGGTCTGGAACAAGATCAAGGCATACCGCGCCGAAGCCGAGAAGCCGAAGACCGTCCCGTTCTCCGACGTCGCCCACGCCTGGTGGAACGAGATCGAGCCAACGCTTGCGCCGAATTCCCTGCGCAATTATTCCCCGGCCTATGAGCGCGCCGTCGCGCAGTTTGGCCCGGAGGATGTCGCCACGATCACAAGCAAAGAGGTTGAGACGTACATCAACCAGTTTGCCAAGACCCACGCAAAGAAGACTGTTATCACCCAGCGCCAGATCATCCGGCAGATCCTGAATAAAGCCCAGCGCGAAGGTTACGTCTCTTTTAACGCTGCGCAGGCAGTTCTTCTCCCGAAGAACCTTCCGCAGAAGCGCCGCCACGCGCCGCCCGCTGATCAGATCCAGAAGATCAAGGACAACCTGAACGACGACTTCGGCCTGTTCGCCTTCCTGATCTATTATACCGGCTGCCGCCGCGGCGAGGCCGAGGGCCTTCGTTACGAGGATATCGACCGGGAGAAGGGCCGGATCTACATCCGCCGCAGCGTCTACCATACCGGTCCGACGCCCCAGATCAAGGAGCCGAAGACTGCCGCCGGCATCCGCCCCGTCCCGTTGCTCCCAGCGTTGGCCGCTGCGCTTCCGCAAAAGGAGCACGGCTATATCTTTTCCAACGACGGCGGAAAAAGTCCGCTCCCCGGCTGGTTCGTCACCGACCAATTCGACGCCTACCGCAAGCGCACGGGCATCACCGTCTCCCCGCACGAGATCCGCCACGGCTACGCGACCGCGCTCTACGAGGCCGGTGTTGACTTCAAACTCGCTCAAAAATTCCTCGGTCACGCGCAGCTCTCCACCACCATGGATATCTACACCGACATCCTCGATACCCGCATTGATAAAGTCGCCGCCCAGATGGACGCGGCCTTTTAATTGCACTTTTTTACTGTGTCGGTCACTGTGTTCATACCCGTGTATTTTCGTGCTAGGATATGCTACGTCTTGCTACTTTGCAATTCTCGCAAAAAGTTTTGTTCAATCATAAATAATCCGTCTTTTAAATGCTATTCTACCAAAAAAGATAAAAAATAAGACGCAGGAATTTAAATTCCTGCGTCTCTATCTTTGGTGGACCTGAAGAGACTCGAACTCTGAAAAAACACTGTATTTTCAACGTGAATTTGCAAACTGTGTTTATTCTGTGTCCAGTCCCTTTTCTGTGTTCTCAGCTCCTTGCGATATGCTCATAATACGCCATGAGCTTCTGTTCCGGCCCCGGGCCGTCCTTGTCGAGCAGGAACGCCTTGGCCAGCGCGGCGTAGAACTCCGGGCGGTTGAGGCCGAACTCTACGGCGACGGGGTAGTAATCCGAGTACATCATGTTCATGGTCACGCCCCACGCCCAGCGCGGGACCACGGGCGCCTGAATGCCCATGCTCTCGGCCACGGCCGTTGTCTGTTCCATCGTCCAGTGCGGGCCGGTCGTACCGTCGGCGTTTTGCATGTTGGCTGCCCACTGCATCGCCGTTTCTCGATCAAATGTGGCCGCCTCCGGCTCGTCGTGGTGCCCGTGCAGCTTTTCGAGCCTGCAGATCGTCTTCGCGTACAGGCCGACTTCCTCCGCGCTGCCCAGCGTCACGGGTTTCTCCATGGCCTCGTGCAGCTTTGTGTAAAGCTTTTCGATATATTCTTTCATCCCGTCATGCCTCCTGGATATACCGGTAGAGTTTATCGACGTCGTTCTGGTCAAACCGCATATCGCCCAGCAGCGGGACGGATACGGTCAGCTTGTTTTCAAAGCGCGGCCTGGCCGCGTTGTAGAGCTTGTCGAGATCGATGTTTCCGGCGTCGTCGAAGATCTGCATCATCTTGACCGCGGGATTCTCGCGCAGCGCAAGGACCTTTTCGCGGCTGCCCTCCATGATGAGGGCCAGCATGATCCCAGCGCCGATGCCCTTGCCGCCCGGCAGGTGCGGGATGACCTCATTGTCTGCGTAGCGCATCGCGCCGCGCATGGCCTGATCGATCGTCACTGTCATCGCAGCTTCCCTCCTTTAAGGATTGGGGCGGCGATTGCCGCCCCCTATGCTTACTTGTTGCAGCAGCCGCACTTCGGGAGCGGATCGTAGAGCGTCTGCGCCGTGGTCGCGGTGCCCGTGGTGACGTCGGCGACCTGCTTGGGATAAAAGGTCGCGTTGACGTAGGTGACGATGGAGTTGTCACCGCAGCAGCGGCGCTCGGCCTCCATCTTGACCGCGTCAAGCGCTTCCTTGCGGACAGACTCGACGTCCTGCTTGACCAGCGCGAAGCTGTCCTCGGTGCGCTGGTTGTGGACGGCCTGCTTGCACAGCGCCTCACGGACGTCCTTGAGCTGCCCGTCGATATAACCGTACACCTCCAGCATCTTGCCGTCGTTGTACGTGTTGGCCTTGAGCAGCGCGATCTCGCTGTCCTTCGCGGCCAGCTTCTGTTCGCGCTCCAGATCGTAGCGCGTGACCGGCATGTTCTCGCTGCATGTCGGCTCCTGCTGCCGTGCGGCGAGCATGGCGGCGACCGTCATGGCGGGCGTGACCGCCGCAGCGATGTCAGCGGCTTCCGATCTCTTGTTCTGGTTGAGGCCGCCCAGCAGATTGCCGAGTCCGCCGTTTGCCAGACCCAGCGCGGCGCCGCCGATGCCAAAGCCCAGCGCAGTCCCCGCGAGTCCCTTGCTTGCGTATTCCATAAAAAATCCTCCGGTAAAAGTAGTAAGCTGGCCAGCTCCTACTCTCATTCTGCCGCTTCCCCGGTTTTTATGGGGGACATTTCCGGGACATTTCTGTCCCATTTGTGGGGACTTTTGTTTTTATTTTTTATAAAATATTTTGAAAGCCTCTTGACATATACGGTATTACAGTATATAATATAGCCATAGACACAAAGCAAAACAAACACGACAAAAAATCGGAGGATGGCAGACATGTTTAATATCGTTTCCGCTTGGGGAGCGCAGACAAATCCCCACTATGACCCGGACACTGCAAACAATGGCGGAGGTTACTGGCAGTTTTCCGGCGGTATCGTTGTCGACCTTAACGGCCAGCTTGTCACCGTTGAGGTCGACGACACGTCCTGCGGCGATTTTGGCAGCCGCGTGTATTTTTCCGTGACCGCTGACGGCTTCTGCTGGCAGTTTTCCGACGGCACAATGGACGATGCGTCCATTGACACCCCGGAGGATGTCTTGGGCGTTCTGCGGTCAATCTCCGGCGTTCTGGGCGTGGACGCCGAAGCGCTGATTTCTGCCGCGTTGAATGCGGCGAACATCTGCGCGCGGGAGGTATGCTATGCCGACTGACACCCAGCGCCGCGCTCGCAACAAGTGGGATGCGGAAAATATGTCCGTGATCCCCTGCAAGCTAAAACGGGAGATTGCGGAAAGCTTTAAGGCTACGGCGAAAGCCAACGGTACGACCCCGAATGAACTGATCCGCAAATGGATCGATGCGTATATGCGGCAAAACATGCCAGCAGAGCAACCTTCGGCCGAAAAAATATGATTTGAATGTAAAAGAGCCCGCCCGGAGCGTAATGCTCAGGGCGGGCTGCTTTGTGCCAGGCGGCGGGCGATATTGTAGATGTGCGGCAGGCGGCGGGAGATGGTTTTGCGGTCGACGCCGATCTCGGCGGCGGCGTCCATCTGCGGGAGCCTGCGCACGATATAAAGCTTCACGATCTGCCGATCGATCACGTCCAAAAGTCCCTCGTCAGTGACGCGCTCCCAGTCGCTGCGCGTGAGGTGTTCCAGCTCCTTCGGCAGAGCCAGCCGCGCAGTTATGCTTTCGTCACTCCCTTCGGCCCGCCGCCGGGCAGGCCTTACTTTTCCTTGTGCTTCAACACGGCGATATTGCCCTTGTTGCTCACTTCGAGATCCAGCGCGGCGGCGATATCGCGCACCTTGACGTAGTTCGTACCGTTTTTCAGGATACGCTCAACGGCGACTTCCTTGCCGTCCACGATGATCTTGCTTTTTTCTACCACTTCACGTTCCTCCTCTCCGTGTTTCCCATCCTCCAGCACCATGACCGTGTGCCCGCTGGATACCAGCACGTCGCCGCGCAGCAGATACTCGTCCTTCTTGAGATACTTGGCCGCAGTCAGCAGTTCGAACTCTCCCGTCTGCGGCCAGTCGTGCCGCATGCAGTAGGTGGTGCAGCTGTTTCCCTGCCGCCGGAAAAGATCCTCCAGCTTGTGCACGCCTGCCGAGATGGCGCACAGCATCATAAGTGCCGAGCAGTCCGTCTCCACCGGCTTTGTGATCTTGCTCAGATCCCATCCAACGGCCTTTGCCGCCGCATACGCGGTGTTACGATTGTCCATATCGTAGCCGATATTCTTGTTCTTCACGCCGGCCTCGCAGGCTTTCGCGGCCAGCTCCGCCTTTGCCGGGTCCTTGAACCGCAGCACTCCCAGCCACACGGCTGGATACCACGTGGAGAAATTCAGCTCCCGGCCCGTCTGGTTTCCGGGCTGCTGCCCGTGGCCGCCTGTCTCGCCGAGGCTGGCCTGTCCGATCTTGATACTCATTTCTGCGCGTCCTCCTGCGGTTTGCCTGCCGCATCGATGGCGTCCTGCGCTTTCTGGCTCTGCGTGCCAAAGTAAAACGCGATCACGACGGTATATACCATCATAAAGTCCTGCGAGATCTTCCCGGCGACTGCCATGTACGCAAATACCGCCGTCAGCACCAGCGTGACGATGGATTTGACGCTCAGCAGATTGCCGAGCCGCTTCTTGATGTTTTCCATATGTATGCTCCTTTCAATCTTTCAGCACGATCTCCGCGATGCGTGCCGCCGCTTCCGGGCCGTATTTCTCAGCCCATTTATCCATGTACTTCTGCGCGTACTTCGCGCGGTTCTCGTTCTTGGCCTTCCAGAGATAGAATCCGCTGGAAGCTGTTGTTTCAGCCAGCACCGCAAGCGTGATCTCCGTCAGGTCTGCGCCTGCCGCGCAGGCGATGATGAGCGCGAGGCTGACGAGCGCGCTGCAGATCAGCCACTTCTTGCTAAACTCCATTGTGCTCACACTGCTTTTCGAGCTGGTGCAAAAACTTTTTTACATCGCCGTTGCCGCCCAGCTTGACGTATTTCTGCCCGGCTATCAGGCGTTCGGCCATTGGCATTTCCTCCGACATGATGGTCAGCCGGAGGATCGCCAGATACTGCTCGTCCTGATGCTCCTGCATTTTCCCGAGCTTTTTGTCGATCTCGGCGAGATGGTCGCCCTGGGAGTCTACCTGTGTTTTCTTCTTCTGCGCTGTGCCGACGATGGCCTGAATGACCGTCGTCAGCGCGGACGAGCCGAGGACGGCGCAGATGATCGTGATGGTTCCAGCATCCATGTTTTTACCTCTTTTCTGTCTTCGCCTGCCACGTGATATCCCTGCCGCAGACGCCGGTCAGGCGGTCGCGGAGGTAGTTCAGCGCCGTCCCGACGCGGTTGAGGTCAACGGCGTTGTATGCGCCCTTCATCCCCGCCAGCCACTCCGCCAGCTCCGCCGCCGTCATGCCCGCGTAGCCCTTCACGGCCAACTCGTGCACGCGTGCGACGTCCGCTGCAGTTCGGTCGGTGATGAGGGTGTCAATAATCATACTCATAGAAGCTCCTTAACGCTCGTCGGCTTGTTTATCAGAATGACCTTAAAGATCATATCTACATGATTAGAAACACCATGCCGCCGCGATACCGTCCACCTCGGACGCGACGCTCCAGTCCGCCTCACCGTTCCATCCCGTTCTGTCAAAGCAGCTGGTGTTGTTGAGTCTCGGCGAGCGCAAATACCATGCACGGTTTTTCTTCCGGTTGGCCGCCGTCTTGTAATACTCGTACTGCGTGCCCTCGCCCGCATAGGAGTATGTCCGCGTGCCCTGGACCTCGATCTCCGACAGCAGGAACAGCGTGTCCTCCGTCGTGTCGATGGCCGAGCTCGCGCCGCCTGCCGTGGTCTTCTTTGTCACGGCCTTTAACGCGGCCACGACCTCCGCCGGCATCACCTTCTTCAGCGCCGGGAACGCATTGGACGTCCGCACCAGGCAGTTCTTCCAGCCGCAGCTGTTATCCTCTGCGCCGTTCATCTTATACTGCGTCGCGTAGGTCGTGTGCATCTGGAATGTCAGCGGAGCCTTGCCCGAGCCGTCGGCATAATCGTCGTGGTTCTTGCCGATGATGTCGATCGCGTAGGTCTTGTTGTTGATCGTCATGTTGCAGCTGTCGCCGACGTTCCATGTGTTGGGAACTTGTTTCTCTTGACAGGCCTTAATAATTGCAGCCCAGCTGTTATTTCCGAACACGGGGTCGATCATGGCCAAATCGACATTAGCTGTCCCAACCACAACATCTGCCGTCTTTGTTGTGCTTGCTGTCGCTGCTGTTACCGTCCATGTTCCAACCTCATCGACTATCAACGTGCAGTTTCCACTCGCATCTGCCGTCCCGGAAGCCGTCTTGCTCCCCTTCGTGGCCGTGACGGTCGCACCCGCGCTGGTCGTGACGACGATCTGCAAGTCGGGCGCGCCCTTGATGGCCTGCACCGCGCTCACGAACCCATCCGGGAACGCAAGCTGTGCGGACGTGCCGCCCTTCGTGCGGATGGCGTCCGCAACCGCCGTCAGGTCGGCGTTCAGCTGCGCGGAATCTACTGCTTTATCCAATGCCATCAGTAGTTTCCTCCTGTCCATTCTGGCAGCGCGGCAAGCACGTCCTGCACCAGCGCGGCCTTATCCTCCGCCGTAAAGTAATCCGTCCCCTTGACCGGCGTCTTGCCCGCGGGCCCCTGCGGGCCCTGTTGGCCGGTATCGCCGGGTTCGCCCTTCGGCCCCTGCGGACCGGTCTCGCCTGGGTCTCCTGGTTCTCCCTGCGGGCCGGTCTGGCCGGGCGCGCCGTCTGCGCCGGGGTCGCCCTTGTCTCCCTTCGCGCCGCGGGACGGCTTGCCGGTGTCGGTCTCGCCCAGATACCAGTTGCCGTTCGCGCCGATCGCCGGGGTGATGCCGTCGGCGCCGTCCTTGCCCGGAGCTCCGTCCGCACCAGCCGTCCCCTGCGGGCCGGTATCGCCGGTTTCTCCCTTCGGCCCCTGCGGGCCGGTGTCGCCCTTATCGCCTTTCTCACCGCGCGATGGCTTCCCGGTGTCGGTCTCGCCCAGATACCAGTTTCCATTCGTGCCGACCGTCGGCGTCACGCCGTCGGCGCCCGCCGGGCCAGTGCTGCCCGTCTCGCCCTTTGCGCCGGGGTCGCCTTTGTCGCCCTTTTCGCCCTTCGCGCCCTGCAGCGGTCCGTTGTTGATCCACGCGCCTGTCACGCCGTCGTAGATGTAAATGTCATACGGCGCAGTCGCACCCACGCCATAAGCGTCGCCGGCCGCCGGATCCTGCACCGATGTCTGCAGTGCAGAGACCGAGCCATAGTAGCCCTTGACCACAAATCCGGAGCCAGTGTCTCCCTTCTGCCCCTGCGGACCTGCTGGGCCAGTCTGGCCGGTCTCACCCTGCGGGCCGGTCTGGCCCGGGTCTCCCTTCGGGCCGGTCGCGCCGGTCTCGCCTTTGTCGCCCTTTTCGCCGGGGTCACCCTTGGGGCCTGTCTCGCCCTGCGGTCCCCGCTCGCCGGTCTCGCCCTTCGGGCCGGTCGCGCCGGTCTCCCCCTTATCGCCTTTGTCGCCCTTCTCGCCCTTGACGGTCTCGACGTTAAAGTCAAATGTCTTCCCGTCCGAAAGCGCGATCGTGTACGTCGCCGTCGTCCCGCTCTGCGATTTCTTCGTGATCGACGTGATGCTCGCGCCCGCCGCGCCGGTCTCGCCCTGTGCGCCCTGCGGCCCGGTCTGCCCCTGCGGCCCCGCCGGTCCCGTCTCACCCTTCGGTCCCTGCGGGCCGATGACCGAGCCGAGGTCTATCACGCTGCCGTCCGTCAGCGTGAATACAAGCCGCCCCGCGTCCGTGACCTCCACTGCCTTCACCCCGCGTGAGATCAGCCCGCCGATCGTCACCGTGATCTGATTTGGAATCTCTACCCTCATACCTGCTCCTTACTCCACGAACGCCCGATTCCCGCTCGCCAGCGTCGTCTTGTCGCCGTGCGTGTACCGGATATCGTAGGTGTACTTTCCCTTCGTGAATTTTGCCGTGACCGTCGCGTCGAAGTTCAGCGTGACCTGGTCGTTCTCCACCTTCGCAAAGCTGAACGTGTGGACGGTCTGCCGCGTATCGTCCAGAAACACGACCGCCATGCTGTCCGTCGTCCCGATCGTGACCGCCTCGCCGTCCTGGTCCTTCAGGTCGAACCGCAGCACGATCGAGAACGTGTCCCCTTCGTACCACCGCAGCACCCCTTTGTCGATCCTCGGGCTCGGATAAGCCCCCGGAATTGGCGTCGCCATGCCGCATCCCTCCTTTTCATCCAGTGTAGCAGACCCCCGCGCCAGATTCACCCCACGCGCAGCGCAACTTCCGCTTGCCATTCCCTCCCGCCGGTGCTATACTGGTTCCATCAAACACAAGGAGGCTTCCCCATGCTCGACGAAAAAGATATTGAGAAAATCCAATCCATGATCGACCAGGCCAAAGACGACATGCTCAAGCAGTCCGCCGCGAATACCCGCGTCATCATCGAGAGTAGCGTCATGAAAAAGCTCGACCTCCTGATCGAGGGCCAGCAGTCGCTTCTCGAAACGCTCGCGCCGAAGAGCCGCGTCGAAGAGCTTGAAGAAGAGGTTTCCTTCCTGAAATCCGTCGTTCACCTGCACAGCCAGCGCCTCGCGGAGCTGGAAAAAGCGCAGTAACCATACCGATACACCGAAGGCCGGGGCATTCGCCCCGGCCTTCTTGCGTTACTTGCTGTCTTTCAGCCACTTGTCAATATCCTTGGACTTATCCGCCCGGTTGAACCCCAGTGCCACATAGGCCGCCAGCAGCTTCTCCTTGAGCTTCTTCCGCTCCTCTGGCGAGGCCGCAATGTACTGCGGCTTGTACGCCTTCGTGATCTCACTGCCGATATCGCCCTTCTCGGCTCCGTGGTCGAAGTATTCCTTTGCCGCTGCTTTCAGATCCCCGCCATCTTCGATGGTTTGCAGGATCTTGCCGTACTTCGTATAGTCCTTCCCGCCGGCCCACTCTTTATAGAGCCAGTACGCCTTGTTCTCGTCCTCGGCGTAGTCGTTCGCAAGGATCTTCTGGATCGCCTTCTCCTGCGTCACGGTCCCGGCGGCGACGGTGTCCTTGAGATCCTGCTTCTGCTTCGCGTCCTGCGCGTCCTGGATCTTCTCGTTCATGTAGTCGATCCGCTCCTGCGTGCTCTTCGGCTCCATCTCCGCCTTCTGCGTATCCCCGGCAAGGACCTGATAATAATACTCTGCTTTCGCCTCATCGCTGATGTCATAGGCCTTCAGCAGCATCATCTTGTCATAGCTCTTCTCCAGCTTCCGCGCCGCCTGGATGAACGCATAGGTCTCCCGCTGGTCTTCGCCGCCCTCGGTCATGCCCTGATAGGCGGCAGTCTCCTTCGCGGACAGCGACTTGAACCCGCTCTCCACCCAGCTCTGTGCCTCTTCCGTCGCCGTCTTGCCGAACAGCAGCGCCTGTGCCCAGCTCTTCGCCCGGTCGGCTGCGTTGTCGTTGTACACAGGATACTGCAAAATGTCGCGGCCCTCGTTGTCCACTGTGTAGCTGCCGCCGCGAGCCGCCGCCGTCGCGCCCTGATACGCCTTTCGGATCTGCCCGCCGCCGAACGGCGTCGCCAAATACAGGCCCGGCTTCATAAGCTCGTTTCCGATGGTCTGTGCCTTCTTCGCAGGCGCCATGTCCTCGTTCTTTGCCAGCAGCGCCTTCTCGATGTTTCCGAGGTTCGGGATGGCCGACGCCACGGCGATCCTGCCGCTGTCAATGTCCAGCCCAAGCGCTTCATCCACACCGAGGATCGTCAGCGCCTGCGTGCCCGGGAACTCAGAAATGATGTTCCCCTCAAGGTTCTTGATCGCCTGATACGTGCCCGGCTTCTCCTTCGTGAAGTCCCATTTCCCGGATACCGCCGCCTGCACCGTGTTCGGCAGCTGATACCCCGTGAAATCTCCGACCGTATCATTGATGATATCCAGCGGATCCAGCGCCGCGCGCCTGCCCACAATGCTCTCGTAGAACTCATTGTAGATCCACGCGCCGATGAGGAATTTGAACATGGCCTTGGCCAGTGCCGCCACGCCCTTCTTTCGTTCCTCCTGCGCCATGTCCTTGAAGATCCAGCTGAGCTCATTGTTGACCTCCAGCTGAAATTGCGTGAACAGCTTCACCAGCGGGTTCCGCGCAGAGTACAGCGTCGGCGTCGAGCCTTTGCTGCGGTCTGCCATGACGCCGGATGCAAACTGGTCCGCCTCCTGCATCGCGCTCATCTCGCTCATGCCGCGCCGCAGGTTCTGGTAATACCGTGCCCGCACGACGCTCCCCGTCGTAAACGTGTCGATGGATTCCATCATCCAGCCTGCACCGGCGGAGACTTTATCCATCGTGCTCATGGCCAGCCGCCTGTAACCGCTGCGGTTGTTGATGAACGTCGACGCAGCATCCAACCCGTCAGCGGTCTTGTAGTTTTTCAGCGTATCCCACATGCCGCGCAGCACGTCCGCCGTCGACACCTGGCTCCATGCCTGCGTGATCGGAATGAAGTTTGTGAGCGCCGAACCCACGTTGGCCGCAACCATGTTCGCGCCCACGCGGGATTCAAACTTCTTCATGACGTTGTAGAATCTCCGGCCCATGAGCTTTTCCATGCCCCGGTCGAGCCGCGACTTCTTTCCCGCCAGAAGGTTTGTGTATTCGTCCAGCTCATCCACGAAGTTGGAAAGCCCATACCGTCCTTCCTTCGTCAGGTTCGTCACCTGCTCGTTGGCTTCGTCCGGGTTGAGGAATGGGTTCATCATGATCGCGTCGATCCGCTGTTTCAGTCCCTCATCTGACGCCCGATACCGGATCTGCGTCGCCAGCGCCCGCAGCCGCTGAATGTCCGCCGTGTGGAAGATCACGTCTGTCGCGACCTCGATGTACCGGTCAAAGCCCTGCAGCGCGTCATACGCCGTCGCGTAGCCAAGTCGGTTCTGGATGTTCGCCATGTACCGGATACCTGGTTTGAAGTTTGCCGTGAGGCCGTTAATCGTCGCAGGCAGCGGCGACACATCGCCCTCGATCCCGGCCGCCCTTGCGAACTTCTGCAGAATGCTGCCGCCTTCCTCGTTCTCCTGGAAGTGTGGGAAATATCCCTGCAGATAATTGACCGGCTCATATCCATTCTCAATGCGCACCCGATTCATATCCTGGAACAGCTTGTCGTAGACCTCATGGAAAACCTTCACGGCTGCCCGCACCTTGCCGAGATCCAGATTAGGGTTTTGCTTCTCGAATTCCTGAATCGCCGCGTTCCACTCGTCAAACGTCATCCCCCCGCGCCTTTCGACACGCGGATGCTGCTTGAGATAGTCCCGGTTGAATTCCGCCTCGCCCAGCCACTGCACCGCATAGCTCTCGGATACCAGATTCCCCTTCCGTACCTGCCGGTCGAGTCCCAGCGCCCGGATCCGGTTCTGCTGCTGCACGAGGTAATTCTTTCGTTTGCTCTCGTTCCCATGGACGGGCCAGAAATACTTGTTGATGAATTCGTTTGCCTTCTCGTCAGAGACCTTTCCCTTCCGCGCGATATCCCGGATGTTCCGCTCCATCGTCTCGCGCTGGTACCGGATCCCCATGGTCTTGTCGGCCCACTTGACGGCCTCAGCTTCCGTCAGCGCCTGCTCGGCAAAGTCCCGCAGCCCCTGCTTACGCTGCGCGTTCCATGCCTTGAGCTTCAGCGCCAGCATATCATAATCAGCCTTTGCCTCGTAGACCTTCAGGATCTGCTGCCCGTTTTCCAGCCCTGCCACATAATCCGGGCTTGTCTCCCCGCGCAGCAGCCGGTTCACGATCTTCTGGTCGGCTTCCGTCAGCAGCGTCTTGCTCTGCGCTTTCTCGACCACTCGCCTTGCGTCCTTCAGCTGCGCCCACATCTGCTTCGTTTCTTCCGCTGTCTGCGGAATAGCAAGCTTTTCTTTGGCCTTGTTCTGTGCCTCCAGATACCGCTGCGCCACCCGCAGCCCGCTCGTCAGCCGGTCAATGGATTCCGTGAAATTCGCCTGCTGCCACTTCTTGAAGCTCGCCGCCTGCGGCCCGTAGTATTCATCCAGCGTCTTCTGCACCTTCTGAATGCCGCGCGCCACATCGTAGATCTGCATCAGCTGATCGCTCGGTGCGGTAATGTCCGCCGGAAACAGCTCCGGCGCCATTTCCCGAAGCTGCTGATACGCCACATCCACCGGCAAACCGTCCTTGCTGATCGTCAGCGTCCCCATGGCCGCCTTCCGAAACAGGTTGTAGTCCGCAATATCCTGCCGGTCCTTCTCGGAGATGGAAAGCTTCTGATCCCGGATGAACTTCTTGAGATCTCCGTATTGCTCGATGTACTGCGTATCTTCCTCGATGCCTGCCTGGTAGGCCGTTTCAAAGAGATCATTCAGCTTCGCCCTGTCAAGCTGCCCGTCCGTAAAGAACGACCGCAGTGCCTCCTCGGCCATCGGCCGCAGAACCTCCCGCTTCGCCTGCCCCGGCACGCTCAGATTCTCCGCCAGCTCGTTCACCAGTCCGGACTCCAGCCGCCGCACATACTGCGCCGCCTTCTCCCCCATCAGATCCCGATACCGCCCGTCCTGCGAAGAATACCGGATATCCGGGTTCGTTAGGCTGAAACTTCCGTTGTTTGCAACCGCGGACTTCACCTGCGCAGAATCAAACACAGCCCATGCCTTCACGCCGTTCTCAACCGCCTGAACCCCATCGTATCCATGCCGTTTCAGCATCTCTACCATCCCCGGCGTATTGATCACCTGCCACATGAGCTCCGGCTTCCCCGCCTGTTCCCATACGGCTTGCAGTTCGCTAGGTCTGATCTGTAGCCGCTTCGCAAGATCCACATAATTCCCGCTGTATCCGCCGTCAGTGTTTCCAATATCCGCCGGATTCTCCACGCGAATATATGCCGGGATAATACGATCGACGTTCCCTGCGTAGATCGATGCCTCCGGCAGAATTCGCTCAACGCTGCGCGTCGCAGTGGAGTATTCTTCCGCGTACTTGATGTTTGCAGTCAGCCAGATTGGTTTCCCGCCTACATCAAACTTTGTAAATTTCGCTCCGGCACCGTGGAACACTAGCAGTGGCTCGCCTGTCGTGTTCGTTGCCTTGCTGTCTGCGAACCAATCCCGGAACGCTGCCGTCTGCGTCTTCTCCCGCTCATCAATCAGTTTCTGCATGAGCCTCGGATTCCGCAGGAAAACGGCGTCCTTAAACACACCGCGCCCGCTCCCATCGTCCAGCATCGCAGAGACGGTCTCAAGGTTCTGTTTATCCCGCTCCGACGCTTGCCGCGCGCTGGCAGAGAATTTCCTCTTTGCCGTCTCTGCGGTAGTTCCAACACTTACAACATCTGAAAATTTTTCTCCGCGCAGGTTGACACTTTTGCCCTCATAGGATATACTACCTATAGAACCACTCCGCAGAAGGGACATGGGCATTTTGAAGCCCATGCCGCGAAGAAGCGGTATGGTTCTTTTTTCGTCTGCAAACAGAACGAAACTCCGCTTTATGAAGTTTTCCGGTGCCACGTCCTTCGAGTACGCGCTGGATACCTTCTGCATATCGTCAATCAGCAGACCATTTTCTGTTGGCCGCAGATCGAGGACACACATAATGTTCCGTCCGTCCTGCGCCTTTATCGCACCGAACATCACGAGACGGCTGTTTCCGTACTGGCTTCTCGCATTGTTTTTGCTTTTCAGAATCAGAACCGGATCGTCCAGAATCTCCGGGATCCGCTGGATCTCGCGGATCGTCATTTCCGAATGCTCCTTCAGAATGGTGCTGATCTTTTCGCCGTTCATATAAATATCGCTTTCGATTGCCCCCAGCCCTTGCAGCGTCGCGCCGGTCTCACCCAGCACAAAGGACGTGCCCTCCGGCATCCCGGACTTGTACCATGCCGCCACTCTGCTTTTGAAATCCTGTGCAATCGACATCTTCACCGGCGGCGCTCTCGCGCTGCCGGATTTTTTCTGCCACTGGCCGACCTCCATCTTCACGTCCGCGCGCAGCTTGTTCGTGCCGTAGTCCGTGCGGTTCATGCCGGCGTAGGTGTCCGCGACGATCTCCTCGACGTAGGCGTCCGTGTCGTCACCGTAGATCCCGGCGTATGCGTCCACATAGCTCTCGATCATCTCCTTTGTGATCTTGCCCTCGCCCAGCAGCCGCTTCTGGATCTTCGCCGCCATCTCCGGCCAGCGCTTGACAAGCAGATGATACCCCTCGTGCTTTGCCAGCTCGAACGCAGAATACTCCTCGCTGTCCGCCCGGATGAGCACGGAGCCGTCCTCCGTCACGGCGGCATCCGCATAAAACGTCTGCCCATCGATCTCCTGCGTCAGCTGCCCGGTGAAGAACCGCGCGTTCTGCACGCCCATCGACCGGAAGAACTTTTCCGCCGCCTGGATATCCTCGCTTCTGGCCTCCTGTCCCTTCGGCATGACACGCACTTTTTGCGTGTTGTCCTTTCCAAAGCCGAGCTCCGAAAGCGTTACTTCATCCCAAGTCTTTGCGAGATCTCGCGCACCCTGCGCTCTCTTTCTTCCGGTGTCAGCTCTTTGCTGCTGTGCTGTGCTTTGGCGAACGCCTCCAGCCTGTCCTTCGGCACGCTGACCAGCCTGCCCGACTTGTCCTTCATCAGTAACCTCGATACTGCCATTGTTTACCCCTTTCTGCCCTGCGGCAAGGCCCGCTCGATAGGCGGCTGCCGCCACGTCCTGATTCATTCCTTCGGCGTAGCGCATCGCCCGCTGCTCACTCGCGCCGAGTCTGCCCTGCTCATAGACCAGTCCGAAGCTCTGCGCATACTGCTCCGCCGGCATGCCCGTCGTGTTCCCGTTCAGGAAATACGCCGCCGTCTGCTCGTCGTAGCCCGCTCTCTGGGCCTGCGTCTGCAGATACTGTTTCTCCTGCTGCAGCGCGGCTTCATCGAGCGCCTGCTCCGCGTCCGCCGTCTGCCGCTGGGCATACTGTACCGGATCCAGCTCTCCCATGTTCTCTGTCCCCGGAATTGGCGCAAATAAGCTGTCCTGGTCGTACTGCCGCTGCGCCGCCTGCTGGGCCTGCTGCACCGCCTGGACGCTCTGCTGTGCCCGATTCTGCTCCTGCTCCTGCTGGTACTGCTGCGCAAGCCTCTGGTTCTCCTGCGCCGTCTCCGCCGCGCTCTTGTAGATCTGGAACGTCTTCTCGTCCGCCTCGGTCTGCGCCTGCTCCTGCCGGGCCTGTTCCTGCAGCTGCTCGAGTCTGGTCAGCGTCTCCGGCACGCGCGGCTCCTGCCCTTCGTCCACGGCCGCCTGCTGCTCCTTCGCCACCTCACGCAGCGTGTTCTCCACGGCCTTCTGCGTCACCTCGCCGCCATCGTCCACGGTCTGCTGCAGTTCCTCGGCCAGCTGGTGCGCCTTCGTGCCCTCTTCCTGCGCCATTCCATAGTCGATGACGTCTTGCACTTCGCCCGCCTCGATGACCGCTCTGGCCGTCTGCGTGACGTTTGCCTCCAAAATCACGCGGTTCACGCCCGCATACGTCCCGGACATGGCAAGGCCGGACAGGCCGCCTGCGAGGAACGAAAGGCTGTCTTCTTTTGCGAAGTCTCCAACCATCGCCGCCAGCGCCTGCGCCGGCGTCCTGCCCTCTGCGATATAATTTGCGTAGGCCGTCATGACCTCACCCCGGTCATGCTTCGCTACCACATCATACGCACGGTTGAGCCAGTTGGACGCGATCTCTTCCGCGCCTTCCGACGCGAACGACCGCAGTGCCTTCCTCCACACGGCCTTCCCGCTCAACATGTTCTCGATGATATCGCCCACGGAGTATTTTTCCGTGAAGCCCTCGATCGCGCCCTCGACGATACCGTCGACCAGCGCGTCCGCGTTGGACTTGCCGTTCTGGATCCCCTCATACACGGAGTCCGCCGCGACCTGCGAGCCCATCACCCAGTTCATCGTCTCCGCGACCGCGTCCTTCGCCCCCGCACCGGCCACGCCGCCAAAGGTTCCGACGAGCCCCGTCGAGACCGCCATGTTGACCGCGCTGTCCAGCGCCGACGTGCCCGCCTGATAGAGGAACTGCCCCGTCGGGTTCATATTCTGCATCACGCTCTGCCGAATGCCGGAGGACAGACGCGACGCGTTGTACGCCGGGCTGTAGATGTTCGTCGGCATATCCTCGTTCTGATAGCCGCCCGCCCACTTCGGCAATACGCCGCGCAGCGACTCCACATTGCCCAGTGCCTTTCCGGGCGCCAGCGCCGCAGAGAACAGCGTTGCCGCAGCTTTCCCCGCGAAGGATCCGCTTCCCATCTCTTGCGCCGCCTGATCGAGTTTCTGTGCGTTGTCGTAATCGTCCAGCACCTTCTGCCATTCCGCCAGCCGCTTGAGCGTGTCGTCGCTGTAGCCTTTTTCGTTGAGCGCCGTCTTCGCGTCGTACTTCGCATACGCCCGCACCTGATATCCGTTCAGTTCCTGCCCGCGGTACTGCCGGAGCAGATTCTGGTCTTCCTTACTCAGGTTCCCGATCGCCTCCTGTGCCCGGGCCAGCACGCTCTGGTTGTCGACCGCCGTCTTCTGCGCCTGCAGGTTCTCAATCTCGTTCTGCAGCTGCGTCACGCTCTTCCCATTTTCCGAAAGCCCGGTCCCGGAGAAATGCGTGTCCGCCTGTTCGATCTCCAGCGCCTCGATCTGCTTGCCCAGCTCCTGCGACGTCCGCCGCATCCCGCGCACCTGATCCCGCTGCGCGGTCTGCGCCGCTTTTGCACGCCGGTTCTGCGCATCCACGTCCTCCCGCACCTGCTGCGTGGCCGGCGCAAACCGGCCGGCCAGCAGTGCACTCTGTCCCTGCAGCGCCAGTGTCCCAAGCTTCAGCCCCTGCGCCGCCTCCACGCCGCGCAGATAATTCTGGTACGTCCCGTACTGCTTCTGCATGCCAGGCGACCGGCTGTATTCCTGCTCCGAAACCTTCCCGGAAACAGCCACGCCATTTCTCGTTTTCTGCGTTGCGTTGACCGCATTTTTATATGCCTCAAACGCCGCGTTCTGCCCCGGCGTCTGATAATTTCTGCTTCTGTAGTTCGGGTCGAACGCCGTATCCTGCACGGCTCCCGGATTCTTGTACTGTTCATATTCGCGCAGCGCGTCAAGCCCGCTCCGTTTGAACGTTGTGGTCTTTCCCTGTGTCTGCGTCTGCCCGTAAGACGTCGCAGAGCTGGCAGCGTATCCGCTGCCAGCTTCGTATTCCTTCAGGGCATCCAGCCCTGTCCGCCTCTTCTTTGCCATGTCCGCCTCCTTATCGTTCCAGCGGGATCCCGAAGCCCGCACGGTTCAGGATCGTCACCAGCTCGTTATACTGTTTCTTGCCTGCCGCGCTGGAAAGACTCAGCTGCCCAGCTACCCCGGCGAACAGCTCATATGCCTTCTGCTTCTGCCCGGCCTGGATCCACTCGGTCATGCCGCGTTTGAGCTGGTTGTAGGTCTGCGCCTGCGCACCGCCCGAGCCGCCTTTGTTGTACGTGTTGTCGATGTACCCCTTTCCGGTTTTGCCGGAACTGCTTCTCCCACCGCCGCCTCCGCCGCCGGATTTCTTCGCCGCAGCCTGCTCCGCCGCCAGCGCCTGCAGGTAGGCGGCGTTCTCGTTGTTTGCCTTCTGCGCCCAGTAGTCGAGCATCGTCGCCCACTGGCTCTGCTCCAGCGACCGTTCCGAGTTGTACGCGCTCCGCGCATCCGATAGATCCGAATAATAATCGCTGACCGTGTCCCGGTACCGGCCGTAGTCCGTATCTTCCCGGCCCTTCACGAGGCTGTACTGGTTATAAAGGTCCGTCCCCTCATCCTGATACCGCTGATATGCCTGCTGCTGCAGCTGCGGCACGATGTCGTTGAGGTTCTGCAGATACGCATTGTACGCCTGCTGGCCCACCTGCTCACCGTAGGTTGAGCCATAGCCGCCCGTGAGTGCCGCCGCCTGCCCCATCGTGTCCTGCATGGCAAGCCGCCCGAGACGCTGATACTGCTCACGGTACTGCTGGTACAGAGGATCCGTCCCCATATCATAGCTGAATTTCTTCCGGTTCCGGATCTGGTCATACAGGCTCGTCAGCTCATCGTCCCAGCGCGATTGATACGCGCCCGGCTTGCTGGCCTTGACCTGCTCCAGATACGCCTGCGCCGCTTGTACGCTGCCCGACGGCGTGTACCCGCTCTCCAGCCCGTTCAGCTTGCTTCTCGTGTAGTCCGACACGCCGGACATGGTGTAAGGGCTGTTCCTGGTCTGATAGCTGCCGCCGTAGTTCCTCGTCGTCTGGTTCTTGTTCACCAGCTGCGACTGGTAGCTGCCGTCTGCGTTCACGCCCGTGATGCGGTACGTGCCGCCGCCGGTCACGACCTCGTCGCCGGTCGAAAGCCCCGCAGGGGCCCTGCCGCCCGACTCTACTCGATATACGCTCATAGTCTCACCGCCTTAAAGCTTGAAATGTGTCGCGTACTGCTTCGGCATGTACGCCTGATTGTAGGCATTGAAGTACCCCTGATAGTAGCTGTTGTACTTCGCCGCCTCGTTCGCATACTTCGTCGTCTCCCCGTTGGCGTCGCAGATCTTCATCCCCAGATACCAGCGGTAGATCTCATCATACGGCCACGGGATCAGAAGCTGTGTCTCTAAGTCCACGTCCTCCCCGTAGCCCGTGAACGGCTCCGGTTCCTTCTCGTGCTCGTGCGTACAGATGATATCCCGATACACGATCCCGTCCAGCTCCGACAGCCACCGGACCTTATCCGGCGTCTCGTACTGGTTCGACAGTAACCGGTCGACCGTCTCGATCGCTTCCCGAATTTTCATTTTTCCTCCTTACCAAAAGAAGGGGCATTTCTGCCCCTTCCTCTGCTTCATGCCGTCATGGGCATTCACTTGTCAGTTGTCCGCCTGCGCGCGGCGGAAGGCTACCTCCTCCGCCATCCGCGCGTTCATCAGGACTTCATACACCGGCAGCGGGACCTGCACGTCCTTGCCCTTCGGCACCTGAAACGTCCGTCCGTTTACCGCCACGAAGCGGCTCTGCTCCTCATTTCCCTGCCCGCGGGGCAGGTAGATCGTCTTCATGACGTTCCACACGTCTTCCGGGTTTGCCTGTACAGCCGCCGTGGCGGTCTCTTTCGTTGTCATGTTATGTGCTCCTTTCTCAGTTTGCCTCGTCCGTGCCGGAGTATGCGCTGCAGCTCTCCACGCGGACCATGCGGTCCTCATACAGCAGCTTTGCCGCCATCTCGGCCTTGTAGCCGACGGTAGAGAACTGATCCAGCGGGCCGCCGATCTGTCCCTTGTTCTTAATGATCATCTCAAGATTGCCGCCCTCCGGGTCGATCATCTTGTATGCGTCCTTGCCGAGGAACAGCGTCGCGTACACGCTGTAGTAGACCGCCGGGTTTCCGTCAGCCGCTGCAGTCTTGACCGGGCAGGTCGAGTTGTTGAAGATCTTCGCTTCCGTCGTCTCGACGAAGCGCACGCCGTGCAACTCGCCGATCTCACCCGAGAACAGCGGCGTGACGTCTGCATACTTGTGCGCCTCGACCCATGCGTTCGAGGACCGCAGGTCGTATGCGACCGACGGATGGATGATCGCGACATACTTGCCGTCGATCTTCGGAGCCTTCATTTTCTTCAGCGTCGTCACGGCCTTGTTGACCTCGTCCGGCGTCAGCTTGGCCGTCAGGTCGAGGCCCGCACGGCTAGTGACTTCCGTATGCGCGCCGCCCGTTGCAACCTTGTCGCAGTACTGCACATTCGAGCCTGCCGCGGCCGCGTCGCGCACGCGCTTATCGATGGACGTGCCGGCGGAAGCGCCGAGCTCTTCGGTCGCGCCGAGGATGACGTTGTCCAGCGCATGCAGCTCGAGCTGATCGGAAACCGTTACATACAGGCCAATCTGCTTGAGTGCGCCGGTCATGCTGGTCTGTCCCATCTTCTGGCCGGTCGGGATGACGCCTTCGGTCAGCTCCTCCGCATCCGGCAGCGTGTTCCACTTGCGCCACTCCACGGTCTTGCCATGGTTGCGCGGCAGCGCCTGACGGCCTGCCAGCTGCGCATGCACGAGGTTCGGCCGTGCGTTCTCGAGCAGCTGCGTGTCGTAGAACGTCTTCATGGTCAGCGCGAGCGTGTCGTTGCCGCTGAATGCGGTCGTCTGACCGGTGCCTGCGTTTACGTAGTTGCCGGTCGCGTTGACGAGCGTACCGGCGTCAGCAAAAAACTGAAATCCGACTTTGGATTTAAACATGATTTCCTATCTCCTTTCTCAGGGGATCACTCGTTCCCCTCTTGCCGCGCGGCGGCGCATGTCCTCCACCTCCGCGCGTGACCAGTGTGTTTTCATCGGGACGTTCTCTCCGCCCGCAGCGCCGGATCCGATCTCCTGCGGCCGCGCGCCCTGCGCCTGGATGGTCCGCATGACGTTCTCCCGCGCCTGGTTCGCCACCAGCTGCGCCTGTGCCTGTGCGATCTCCTGCTTGTGGATGACCTCATAGGCCGTCTTCGGCGGCACGCCCGCGCCCATGAGCCGCGCAAAATCCGGGTTCTGCATCTCGGTCTCAAAATCCGCGCCGTACCGCGCCGTCACATCCCGGGCAAAGTCTGCCTGGATCCCGGCGAAGGCTTCTCGCATCTGGTACTCCTGCAGCTGCCGCCGCATGGCCGTATTCTCGGCCCTGCCGGCGTACTCCTTTTTGAGGGCGTCCGCCGACATGCCCTTTTCCATGGCCTCCGCGCTGTAAAGCCGCTCGTCAGCGGAAAAGCGCTGTGCCAGTGCCGCGAAGTCCGTCTTCCGCGGGTCCGACGTGTCGATCCCATAGAGCGCGCCCAGCTGGTCAATGATCGGTGCCATCGCCTCGGCCTGCCCCTTGTACTGGTTCAGCCCGCGCACGCGCTGCTTTACGACCTTCTGCACCGCAGAATCAAAGTCCTGCTTGTAGCGGCCCCGGATCAGACTGTCAAACGTTTCTTCCTGTGTACCCTGTCCCTGAGCGTCGGGGACGTTGGCCGGCTGCTGCTGCACCTGCGCCTGTGCGGCTGCCTCCTGCCCGCTCTGCTGACCGGCGACGTCAGCTGCGCCCGTGGTCTGAGCGCCTGCGCCCGTGAATTCGCCTTCCATGCTATAAATTCCTTTCTGGCGTTTATTCTAAAATCATCGTAGCACAAACTTTTCCCAACTTCACCCCACGCCAGCCAGAAATAATCTCGCCGGAATGGGCCGCCGCAAGCGGCGGCTCTTATCCTCTGAGATCATTTCTTCCTTTCCGACGCGCAAGCCGAGCTTGTGCGTCGGTTCTTATCCCGGCTGCGTGCTTTCTTCCGACTTTTTGCGCGCATTCTCCACGATCTTCGGCTCCTGCGTCTCGCCGGTGTTGATCTCCGGCTTTTTTGCTGCCGCGGCGCTCGCCTGCGGGACTGCCTGTCCGCCCTCCTGCAGGATCTGCTGCGCCAGCCCCTCACCCATGACCGGATCGTACCGGTCTGCCAACGCCAGCGCCAACTGCTGCCACTCGACCAGCCGCTGCTGCAAGTCCGCGTTCTCCTGGACCTTCTGGATGATTGAGTCCTTCCCGTCAAAGTCCATCATGTCGAGCGTTGCAAGCGTCTGGTCGACCATCTGCGGGTTGAAGAACCCCAGCTGGAAGAACTGCAGCGCCAGCTCATTCTGCGCCATGGACGCGTACTCGCTTGCCTTCTGCGCCGATACCTCAATGTCGAAGACCGGTTTCCGCAGCCCGTCCGGCTGTCCGTTCGCGCCGTAGAGCGTCTGTGGCTGCAGCCCCTGATTGCTGTACTGTACGAACTGCTCTGCCCCGCGCTGCCCGATGATCCGGAACTGCCGCGGCAGATCATAGAACTGCCGGATGCGCTCAATGACCATCCGGATCATCCGCGCGTAGGCCCGGTAAGCCGACTTTGTGGAGTCCTTGCTACTCCGGCCGGACGCCTCCTGCAGCGCTGCAATGGCCGAGGCCGCCGTTACGCCGGAGCTCGCCGCGCCGTTGTTGACGTCCGTGTTTCCCGTTGTCCACTTGAGCTCCTCGATCTTGTTCTGCAGAATGGCGATATAATTGCTGTTGAGCATGTTGACCTGGATCGGCTGTAGACTGTCCTGCCCCAGATTCCCATCCACATGAACGAACGGTTTCGTCCAGTCCGCAAACTCCTGCTCATTGACCGACCCGTCCGACCGCTTGAACCACCGGGGCGTCGTCGTCATGATCGCGTTCTTCACGATCGCCTGGTTCATCCGGTCGATCTGCTCCTGCGTCGACTTGCCGATGTCGATATACCCATACCCGGCAATGCTGCCCTCCACCGGGAACAGCGCGTCGACCACGAACGGGTATTCCCCGTCGTCATACAGGCCCGTCTCCGCCATTGGCTTTCCGACCGGCTGCTGCACGATGCTGCCGTCCGGCATGGTCATCGTGTCATACCGCTGCTCTGTGTCGTTTTCCGTCGCCTGCAGGATGGTGTCGCCCACCAGCTTCGCAAAGTGCAGCACCTGCCGTCCGTTCTGATATTTCTTGTAATACCAGTCCACCACCATCGACTTGTTGTCAAAATTGATGACGTCGTCCGTGTTGTACTTCTGCTGGATTTGCGGATTGGAGTTAAGCTTTCCCCGCAGCTCCGGGTACTTCTCGACCAGCAGATCGTTGTCCACCATCTCCGTCAGGAAGATGTTCTTCGACTTCTGCAGATCCCGCACGCCCGGCTCCCAAAAGAAAGACAGAATATCCACCGGCTGCACCGAGATATCCCCGAGGCCGTTCAGCTTCGAAGAATCCCACTTCACGTGCCAGATGAGCGTGCCCTGCTTGAGTTTCGTCCACTGGCTGTCTGAATAGACCTCTTCGAAGTCGTTCTGTTCCAGAATGACCGGCAGCACCGAGGAAAGCTTCGCTGCCTCCTCCCGGTCGTCCGGTTCCCGCGGGCGGATGGCCGGGGCCGGATAGGCCGCGATCGCGTCTGCGTGCTTGCCCATGATGACGTTGAAGAGCCACGCCGACGTCCACTTGTCATCCTCCGGGTTTCCCTTCTGGATCCGCTGCCAGCTGCGCATGCGCCACCAGTCCTCCGAAGCAATGACCCGCGCCTCCAGCGCGCTCTTGCCCTGCCGGTATTTCTGCAGCGTGTCCATGGCCTTTCTGGCCTGCTCTTCGCCGATGGCCTTTCGCGCCGTCAGCCCGCTCGCCGTGTCATTCTGCATGGTCGTCTGCATCTGCTCTGTCTGCATTGTCCGCTTCCTCCTTCCGCAGGTCTTCCGCCGTGAGTCTCGCCACCTCGTTCTGGATCCCGTCCAGCACAAAGCCCACGATGACCGGCGGCAGCCCCGCCTCGTTGATGGCCTCGATCAGCCGCCCCCGCAGCTGCACCACTGCTTTTGTGATATTCATAGCTCCTCCTATCCGTTATAACTGCTGATTGCCCGGTTGAGCGCTTCCTTGAGCGCAGAATAGCTGTTTGCAAAGTACGTCGCTTCCAGCTTCGTCCCTGCCGATACCGTGCTGACGCTTCCCGCGCCTGCCAGATTCCCGATGGCGTTTGCCGCCTCGTTGTAGATGGCCGCCGTGATCGTCTGCCCGGCGTAGGCCGTCGTGAAGGAAATGCTCCCGTAGCCTCTGGCGGCCCGGACCTCGTTGATCTTCGCCGTCAGCCGGTTCCAGCTCGCCGCCGTCAGGTATGTCACGGCCTTCCCCGCCGCGATATACGCCGCATCGTCGCTCGTCCACGCGAAGGCCGCGATCTGTGCCTTCGTCTCGCCGGATACGGTGTTGGACGTCTTCGAGTCCGTCCCGGCCTTGTTGACGATCCAGAAATAATACGTCGTGCCCGGTTCCAGCCCCGAGACCGTCACCGGTGAGCTTCCGATCGACTGCGATCCGATCGCCGTATAGCTCGTCTTTCCCCAGTAGAGCGTCCAGCTTCCGTACCCGCCGCCGTTTTTGTCCCACGTGATCGTCGCCGTGTTCTTCGTCAGCGTGACCCCGCTGATAACCGGCGCGACTGCCGTGATCTTCGTCTTGTAGTACACGCGCACGGCCTGCCCGCTCGTAATGGGGATCGTCTCCGTCGCCGCGTGATTTGTCGCATACCCTTCCGACGCGAGCCTGAAATACTGGAATTCATACTCCTGCGAATACGTCTGGTACTGCGTGCCGGACATGGACAGGAAGAACGAATTGCCGATCGTGCCGGAGACGGACCCGTCTGACAGCGTGTGCTGCCCGTCCAGGTAGTTGTAGATTGGAATCGTCGTGGTCTTGCTCTGGTAGTAGACCTTGACGGTCTGCCCCTCCTGGATGGGGATTGGATAGCTCGCGTCGTGCTCCGTGCTGTAATTCTGCGACGAGAGCCGGAAGTACAGGAAATGATACTGCTGCGAGTACGTCTGATACTGTGTGCCCGCGGCCGAAATGTAAAACGTATCTCCGATATCGCCTTTGAAGGACCCGCTCGCCAGCTGCGTCAGGTTATCCAGGAAGTTTAGAATGCTGACCGTCGCCTGAGAGGTCGACTGTGCCAGCGTCCGCACGCTGATGGAGTTTGTCTCGGCGACAAGCGCCCCCGTGCTGCTGTTGTAGATCCGCACGCGGCAGATATACAGCGTGTCCGGTGTCAGACCAGTAATGACCCGGTGGGTCGTCGTCGTGCCCGCAGTCGAGTCCGTCACGGTCGCCATGACCTGTCCGGCCAGGATATATTCATATTTTCGCTTGTATGTCGTCGTGGACGACATGCCGGATACCGTCAGCGTGATACTTGTCGGCGTACCCGACGCGCCAGATAGCGTTGCCACTCAGACCACCTGCCTATCCGAACACCGGCGTAATGCCGCTTACGCCGCCGGAGGCGGTAAACCGGATGCTCCCGTCCGATTTTATCTGCATGCTGGCCGTCCCCGCCGCGTTCTGCAGATACACATCACCGCTCGTCGACCGCACGCGCACCGCCGGGCCGGACAGGTCGACCGCATAGGCCGCCGAGCTGGAGGACGTAAACTGCAGACTGCCCTCCGCGCCGCCGATCGTGCCGTTCGAGAAGTTTGTGCCCGCGATCTCAAGACCGTTGTTGATGATGTTGATCTCATCCATGATCTGCTTGAGCTTCGTCTGGATGCTCGTACCGTCGAGCTTCAGATCCGTTGCGTTGATCGTTCCGCCGATCTCCGCCCCCGTGCACGTCAGCTTGCCGTTCGCGTCGACCTTGAATTTGTCCTTGATGGAAAGCCCGCTCGTGCCGAAGTACATGCTCGCGCTGCCCCCAAATTCGTTGGCCGTGCGGTAAATGCTGCTTTCCGAGATCGTCCACGGCCCGAAGGTCGAGTCGGCTGCCGCCGTGATCTTCCCCGACAGCACCGCCCCCGCCGCCTCCAGCGTCCCGGACGGAAAATGCAGCTTCTTGTCGCTTAAATACGCGACCTCCTGCCCGTCCTGCCAGAAGCTCACCCGGTCCGGCGTCACCGTCACCAGCTCGTTCTTCGTCCGGTCGATGACGTTCTCGCCGCCGTCCGTCACCGTCGTCTCGATGTTCCCCACGCCCACGCCGTAGACCGGCACAGCGTCCTTGTAGTACAGCAGCCCCGTCTTGATGTACTGCTGCGAGTTCACCGAGAACTGGTTGTTGACGCCCGCCGTGTAGTCATACAGCTGCTTGATGCCGACGGAGTTTCCCTCGATTGTCAGCTGTGTCTTCTCGAGATACTTGCCGAAGTCCGAGATGGCCACATAGCTGCCGGACAGCTTCGTCGACCACGTCTCCGAGTTCGCCGCGGCGAAGTCCGCCGTCTTGATGATGAGCGCTTTCAGCGCTCCATAGCCGGAGAGCGTCGTTTTCTTCTCCGCCTCGGAGAGGCTGTCCGCGTCGATGGCCTGCGAGATCTCCGTCAGCGTCGCCTTCGCCGACCAGTCGGCGAGGTTCAGCTGCTCGGTCACGCTGCACAGATACCGCCGCATGCTCTCCAGCTGCTCCTGCGTCGTCTTCCCCGCGATCGACGGGTATGCAAGTGTCAAAGATCCCATTACGCATCACTCCCCGCTTCCAGCACCCGTGCCAGACTGAACAGCTTCATCTCGCCCTTCCCCGTCAGCCGGAACTTCAGATGGTCACATCTGGCCGGGCGGATGGGCAGCAGGAAGGTCCGCAGCCCCCGGCCCTCGATATGCCCGCAGTGCCGCCACACGCCGTCTGAATCATACTGCACCCAGAAATCCACGAAGGACCCCTTCGGCAGCTGCATCCGCAGGTTGATCCGGGACACATACTTCTTCCCGACCAGCCCATACGTCATGATCCCCGTCTCCGCCATCCAGCCGACCGGGCCTTCCAGCGTCCCGACACTCCCGTACACGGTTTTGAGCGTCCCGTCCTCAAGGAAATACAGCTCATCGTCCACCCGCGCGAAGTCCTCTGCGTGGGTGCTGTCCTCCTTGTGCCACAAGCCTTTTTTCGTGTCGTAGACGAACAGCGACCAGTTATGGCCTTCATCCTCCATGCTGATGAAGTACTTCCCTCTGGCGCCGCCCGCCACGGCGTTGTAATACAGCTTCGTCCCGAAGCAGCTTCCGATTTCGCTCGGCAGACTCCCGTCGTACACGCAAACGCCCATGCGCGACTTGTAATACAGCCGGTCATCCACCACGGCCAGGCTCTTGCTCGACCCATTCTGCACGCCCGCGCATTTCTGCACGACCACCTGATGCGCCCCCGTCGCCGACGGATACACCCGGTGGAAGCAGTCCTCCTTGAAGAAGATCGGGCTGTCCGCCAGCGTCGCCGCGCCGGTCCACTTCCCGTCCGTGCCGCAGCTCGCGCGCCACGAGTCCGTCGACACGCCCTGGTAGCACTCCCAGTTCTTAAAATCGCCCAGCTTGCAGCAGTAGATCTCATTGACGGTCTCGCCGTCCGCCACGCCGTACTTGCAGCCCCACAGCCGGTTCCCGCTCTCGGTGATGAAGTCCATGCTTGGGACCTTCCGGGCCGTCTTCACGGTCCCGCTCGTCACCTTCGTCGTCTCATCGACGAGGCCGACGATCACGATATAGCTCTCGCCCACGTCGTACAGGATCTGGCTGCCGTTGAGCTTCTCGACCTGCTCGTTTCCGGTCAGCCCCGAAAGCCGGATGCCGTCGTATTGCTGAAAGCCCTTCCCGATGCCGTTCGCGGAAAGCTTCAGATACACCGTCGGCACGGATACCCACTGGCTCGTCGCCTCCGCCCACTGCTTGAGCGTGTGGAGCTTGCCGGACGTGTCGAGCCAGTACTGCCCGTTCGACGGACTCTCCGGCTGGCTGGCCTGCGTGTAGCTGACCGTCAGCGCCGTCCCGTCGACAAGACACAGGGAAATGTCAATGTTCGTGCTTGCCGCGTTGACGGTGTTCTCCTGCCCCATGTACCCGTTGTCGGAATACTTCTCGGTGTTGAAGTAGATCCCGTCCGGGAAGATGCACAGATACGCGCCCATGGAAATGAGCTGCTTTTCCCCCGCCGAGATCGACACGGACGGCATATACGCCTCCATCGAAGCGCCGTTGATATAAAGCACCTGGTTCTGCACCCAGCACAGTGCATCCTTCGCCAAAATCCCCTGCACGCCCTCGATCGCCTGCGCCGTCCCCCGCCTTGGCCGCGGCGCGAGCAGCGGATAATCATCCGCCGACAGATTCTCCATGTCATAAAACTCTCCGTCCGCCAGCTCGAGGTTGTGGTTGTATCCGAGAAAGACTTCCGTCATCATGGTCTGCTTCTCAGTCTCCGTCAGTTGTGGTGCCAGCATGGCCTTACCTCCGTTTCATCATGTCCAGCGGATCAAAAATGATCCGCTGCTCTTTCACCGCGCGGATTGGCTTGATCGGCCGCGACATGCAGAAATATCTCCATTCGTCCGCGACGTGGTCTTCCATCGTCGTATCCAGATCCTCTACCTTGTGCTCGTCGTAGATGAGCAGCGGGATCGTCCGGATGAACGCCCTGCAGGTGTTGAAGACATACATCCGCGGATATCCGTCCTCGTCAAACTGCAGCCGGTAGTGGCACTGCATCCACCCCGCGATCCGCTCGTTGTCGCCCTTCGTGAAATATACGCCGTACCGCGCTGCGGTATCTGCGATCGACTCGCCGCGTGACGCGTCCCAGATCGCCGGATCTGCCACGCCGAGGATGTTCTTCCCCTTCAGCCAAGGGTGCTGTGTCTCTGTTTTGTGGATCTCCGAGAACTGTTGATCCGGCGTCCACTTGACGCCCTCGTTCGGTGTCTGCGTGCAGCCGTACAGCTCCATGATCCGGTAGATCGTCCCGTCATAGTCAACTGCCCACCATGCGCAGGAGAACGGCTTCCCGTAGCCGAAGTCATAGCTCCGGCAGATCGTCCATCCGTCCGGAATCTCAAACGGCTCGATGACATGCGTCCAGCGCCGGTCCGTGTAATGCTTTGGGTCGTCCACGAACTCTTCAAAAAACTGCCCTTCGTATGCGTCCCACCGGCCCTCGAGCCATGCGGCGCGGCGCGCCGGCGGCAGCTTCTCCAGTTCCCGCAGGTACTTCGGCTGCGCCTTCATAAGCGCCTTGTTGTCCTGTACCTTCGCCTGAATGAAAAAGTAATCATCCGGGTCCTCATCGTCGTTGAAGTTCCGGTCGACAAACACCCGCTTGAAATACGCATGCCCCGGGCCGCCGGGGTTCAGCGTATAATACGTCCGCTTTGGAAATCCGTTCGTTCCTCGCACGCAAGCATTGATCGCATCGATCCACGATTTCTGCATCTGCCCGGCCTCGTCCAGGAATACCACGTCGTATTCTGCGCCCTGGTATTGTCCGACGTCGCTTTCCTTTGCGCAGTAGCCGAAGGAGATCTTCGAACCGTTCGGGAATGTGAATTCCTTGTCCGTCTTGTTGTACTTCGCAATCCCATGCAGCATCCCCTGCAGCGGCGCAATGTGGTTGTTCTGCAGTTCCTTGTATGTCCTTCTGACGATCAGCACCTTGATACCGGGATACTTGCTGGCAAGCAAAATCGCCTTCACGCGCACAGCCCAGCTCTTCCCACCGCCGCGGGCGCCGCCGTAGGCGATATGCCTGTGCTTGTCTTTCAGGAAAAGCACCTGCTTCGGCTGCGCAGTTCCAAGATCCAACGTCTTCATTCGCTGGACTCCTCCGCGTCATTTTCCAGCAGGATCCGCGTTCCGCCGGTCTCCTGCTTTTCGTCCCCGGCGTCTCTGCGATACCGGAACGCATACTCCAGCGCGAACTGCGCGCCCCGCTGAGAATCCCGGTCGAACAGTCTTTCGGCCGTATATTGTTCCACGCGCGTCTGCGCGCGCGAAATCGAGTCCATAAATTCTTTCCTGGCCTTGTAGTTATACAGACTCTGCTTGCTGGAAAAGCCCAGTGCCAGCGCAAGCCCCGGGATCGTCGGCGGCTTCCGCCCCACCCAGACCGGAGTCCCGTCTTTCTGGTTGAAAACGATGCGCCCGTCCTCATCCCGCAGGATCTCTCCCTTGCAGCTCTCAAAATACGCCTCGATCAGCCCTTCGATCTGCCCCACGGATTCATACTTCGGTTTCCTCGCCATGGCTCACGCCTCCCTTCTGCTTTTCAGCATAGCGTATCCGGAAAATCTTTTCACCCCACGCACGCAGAATGAGCGCATACGGCGTTCCGCATGCGCTTCGGCTCTCATTCTGTTCTTTCGTAGTATCGGAGCTTCGCCGCCGCGATGCTGCACCGCACGTAGTCAAAGCTGGCGCAGTATCGCGTGATGTAGTCTGACGTCTCCCGCCTCTCAGGAAATGCGAGCACGCATTCTCCCTCGCAGCGTATCGTCTTTTTCCCGGCTGCCTGCCAGAATGGGCAGATATACTCCCTGTGCCAGTAGTCGCTCGTCCCTATCACCCTTTCGTTTTAAAACCTTACGCATATACAAGGTTTAATTTAAGCGGCTCCCGTTCCGCTTGTGTTCTGATCTTGGATCGACTACATACTTATAATATTGATACCCGTACTTTGTCGTCCGGGCCTCTACGAGGATGTAACCTCGCGGGGCAACGGGCGGATGCTTGGGGCTGTACTCGCGCACGGCCTCGGTCGCAGGTTCCGGCTCCGGCCGGACGCAGCTGCGGCTGGCCTTGTACCGGTGCCCGCCGAATTCCTTTTTCCAGTGGCCGTGCAGGTAGTCGGCCAGCGCCTTATAATCCCGGCCGTGGTCGACTTTGTTTCCATTTTCGTCCATGTAATAGTTGTGTTCCCGTAAGTGCCGAACCTCGATCACGCTGCCGAGGCCCCAGATCCTGCCGATCTCATCCTCCGGAATGCCGTCCGAGATCATGTGCAGATGGAACCGGCTCGTCGACTTGCCCTGCCCGTAGACAATCACGATCTTGGCGTTTGGGTATTTATATAGTAGGCGGCGATAGAATCTGTTCCGAATCTGCCGCATTTCGGCAGCAGTATGTACCTCGTTCTCGGCGTCGAGCGTCAGCGTGGAATACAGGCTGGTCGGGCCGAAGTTGGCATTGACGAGCGCTTCTAGTTTCCCCTCGGAGATTTTCCGGTTGAATTCGTCCTGCTCTTCCCGCGTCTGGAACCGCGGTTTCTTCGGCCGGCTGGTCTTCGGATCTGTGCCGCCCGCCACCGTGTACACGATCTGCTCGCAGACCCTCCCGGAAAACTTCCGGCGCTTGTGTCTCTTTACCATAGCTCCTCCTGCCTCGGTTTATTTCCCGAGGCTCGCAATGATGCCCTTTTCACGTTCAGACAGCTCCCAGACGTGCGCGGCGGCTTTCTCGGCGGCGGCTTTCTCGGCGGCGGCTTTCTCAGCGGCGGCTTTCTCGGCGGCAGCTTTCTCGGCGGCAGCTTTCTCGGCGGCAGCTCGGTTTGACAGCAGCAGTCCGTCACCAAAGATTCTCTTTCCCGTCTCGCGCTGACTATCCAGTTTGGTAACGTACGTGCAGTCCTCGCGCTTAACCGCAAACTCTACACCGTAATGCGCATATTTCTGCAGCATGGCTGCCGTCAGCACATGGTCCGGATATGTATATTTCGGCAACTCCCGTTTCGTCTGCGACTTTATCTGCCGCATCGCCCGCTCGACTGCCCTTCCGAGTGATGGGGCGCTCTGCGCGATGTTTCCTCCAAAACTTGTTACAAACGCCGTGTGAACGACTGCGCCATTTTCATACGTGATGTCTGCATCGCAAATGATGTGGTTCATCCTCAGCACAACTGATCGGCCGGAGAGCGCCGTGAGCGATGGCGCAAAAAGAAAGAACGCAATCCCTCTGTCTATATAGAATTCGCAGATTTTTGAAAGAATCGAAAAAGGCGGGTTGTCCAGCACGACGCAGCCGTCCGGATAGTCAAAGCGCTCATAGTCCCCACCCGGATAGAATGGCCGCACGATGCAGGCCGGGTCAATCCCATATTCACTGCACGCCCAATCCCGGATCGCATCATAAACAAGCGGTGGCGTGTAGCAGTCGTCCGTTGTCTTTTTGGGTTTGAATTTCTCCGTGAACGCATCGTATTCCGGGTTGTCATCGAATAAGCATCCCTGTTCCCATTGCATGCTGTAGCCCTCCTTTGTTTTTTCTGCCCGCTCAAAGCGTGGCCGGAAATTCCGGCCATGCGTTCAGCGTCAGTCCTTGTACCCGCACGCCATACACGTGCATGTATTTTCCTCTAAATTGTGATGATCTCCCGCCTCGACTGGCGGGTAAATTTGCGTTCCGGGCAGAAGCGGCATTCGGTGCAGCTCCAGGCGCCGCGGTAGTTGTTGCGCGTCGGGCAGAAGGCGTTGTAGCAGATCCCGGAGCCTGCCCGCTGCGGGCCGCGGCCGAATTTTTTCTTCTTCGGTTCGGCTTTTGGCTTTTTGGCTGGATCCCTCTTGGTGACGAGCGTGGCCGCGCGTTCTTTCCGGAAGCAGCCGCAGCTTTTTGCATGCCCGTTCCGGAGGTATCTTCCGTCCTTGCTGCAGATGGTCCCGCATTTACACCGGCAGATCCAGTGTGCCGTGTCTCCTTTTTTGCTGGTATCCCGCCCGATGACATGCAAATATCCAAAGTCCATGCCCGTCAGATCGACTACGTGTGACATTTCCATTCTCCTTTCGTCAGGGGCCGGTCTCCCGGCCCCTATGCAGGGCGGACTTGCACCGCCTGCGCCTGCGCGTCCCCCTGTCGCCGCAGGCGAGCTGCCCTTGTCTGCTCAGACAGCTTCACATAAGGAGGTAACACGATGCCGCCGGGCGATCCCGACACCCGGCGTGGGGTAACGTTTACGGTTCCCATCCGCGCGCACGTTCCACACGCGCTTTTTATCCCCGGCCCGCGGGCTTGAGGTTTCGCGGGCCGGGTGCAGAGCCGGGGTGATCCTCCCGCAGCCGTCTCATGGCGGAGCGGCCGCGGCATAAGTCCGAAAAAATATGGTCCCCAGCTGATTGCCGCCATCAATCCTCAGGCTGGCTGATATCCTTGTGCCGCAGCCCGTCGGCGTTCTCGGTCAGCGGCAGCGCCTGCCGCCGCGCGTGCTCCTCCGGGGTCCAGCCGCACCGCGCGCAAAGATACGGCGCGAGCTTTGCATACGGACAGGCATTGCCCTGCTTCGGCAGCCCGCATGCCTCGCGCGGGCTGCTCTCGTTTTTTTCTTCCGGCATGTTTAAATCTCCTGTATGTCGATCCCATATTTTGACCGCATGAATTTGCGGTTCCGCAGATACTCCTTTGTCCGCGTCGGCTTGGACTTTACATCTTCGACGACGAGCTTGCCGCCAAATTTGTACGAAAAGTCCGCCGTGTACCGCACTGCGCGGATGCGCTCACCGGTTTCGGTGATGTAGCTCTCCTGCAAGGTGAACTGCGGCTGCAGGCGCAGATCGGAGATAATGCCAGCCCGGAGCATCACCATCAGCTCGTCATACCGCCGCGCCTCCTTCTGGCTGTCGAAGCGCAGCTCTCCGCGCTCGGCGGGCGTGCTGTGATACTTCGAGGCCTTCTTCGGCGCCGCGGCAGCCCCCGGCAGCTGCTGCCGTGCATAAAGCTCCCGCATCCGCGGCGGCATGTCCGCCATGCTCTCAAACCGCAGTCCGCTCATTCAGTTGCCCCCCAGCAGCAAAAATCGTCTGGTTCGACCGCCGGACTGTTGATAAATGACGTGCGGGAAAAGCACCGGCCGTTGATCCTGTAAATACAGTCCTTGCACCGCACCACCTCCGCAACGTCGGCGGCGGGCTGACGCAGCAGGAGCGTTTTCACACGCTGAGGCGTCCAGTACGGATTTTCCGCGTTGCAGGATTCAAAGTCTTCCAGTGCCTCGGTTCTGCTGATAAATTCTTCAGTCGCAACGTTTTCCATCGTCAAACTCCCTCCAAGTGTGATACAGTGCCCATGCCAGCGGGTCACGGATGAACGGCAGCTTTTTCGCTTCCGCATATTTTTTGTCTAGGATGCTCATGGCCTTCTTCCACGCGCGATCTCCAACGTGCAGTTCGGCGGGAAAGCAGACCTCCGCAACGTTGGCGGCGGGCATCCGCCTGATTTTATTTCTGATCTCGTCGATCATCCGGTTTTGCGCCGGGCTTCGGCACGCGCCGTATTGACTTGCCACTGCTTTCATCGCAGCGTCCCGCCGGATATATTCGTCAGCCATCCTTCTTGCCCTCCATTTCCCGCAAAGCCCGCTCGGCTTCGGCGCGCGTCAAAAATATGCTCTTCCCGATTGCATTTTTATCGAAAGCCGGGCCGCCTGCCGTCTCGTAGATGACCTCGCGCACCGTGTGCTCATACACCCTCACCCCGTCAGTCTCGTACACCTTGCACGGCAATATAATGACGCGCCCGTCCTTGTCGGCCTCGGCAAGCTCGCGGAGGCGGTCAAACCCGCCGCACAACTCGGCAATGTCCTCGTAGGCTTTCAGCCGTCCGTACAGATCGCGGGCCATCTTGCGGAAAATATCCTTGCCAAAGCCGTTGCTCGTCGGGCCGTTGATCAGCACGTTGAGCGTGCTGTCCCGGGACTGCTTCCAGTCGATTTCTTTTCCGCCGATCACGGCGTGCAGAAATCGGTCGGTATCCGGGTCTACGTTGATATTAGGACTTGTCAATCGTTCCATATCTCTTCCTCCACATAGCACCAGCTTTGTGGTGCTTTAGTAATCGCCGCTGGAATTATGCAATTTTCATCATAGATACAGGCTGTGCTTTCGTACCCACTCTTGTTGCATGATTTGCATTTTTTCCAAGTGTGAAATTCTATCAGTTCCTTCGGCGTATCGTAGATTTTCAGGTTGGAGATATGCCAGCCGTAGCCGACGCCGCCGTCCAGATACTTCTCCAGCTCGTCTTTTGTCAGGCAGGCATCTGCAAGAAGCGTATCAAGGGGTGTGCAGTCCATGTTCCAATCGCAGATGCAATATTTCGGCGCTTCACAGCTTGCTCCTACTCTGACGATCCTTTCAAAAATGTGGTCGCATACAAACTCGCCGATGACGCCGCCCTGAACCGAACGGTAAATGTAGCACTTAAACGGTGGGTTCATCTTCGGGCGCGTCTTGCGCACCTCAATGGTCTTCCGCCCTGCCATGATCTTCTGGCACCACTCCGGGCGAATGCTGATCAAAACAGCTTTGCTCATGCTTACCTCCTTCCTCCCTCTCAAACCGGATTTTCATTTGTGCGGGGCAAAGGTCTACCTCCGGGCGGCGCTTGCCTGTCCAGCGAAGCCCGCCGGCCTGTCCGACGCACTTCCATCCAGCCGCCTTGGGGCTTGTCCCCGACTCTGTATCGAGGATATATGTAATCAGCTTGTGATAGCCCATCGCACGGGCGGCTCTCCACGCAGCTGCATATAGCATACTGCACGCATTCCGTGTTCCATCTGTGCAGCAGCGATTTACCTCAAGCGTCCACCCATCATCCAGATACCGCGAAACCGGTCTGCCGACGATTGCAACGCCTACAATTTTCTCGCCATCGGTGCAGCCGATGGAAAACTTATGCCCTACCACCGGCTTGTGGTGCCGGTGGTGCTCCGCGACAAAGGCGTTTGCCTCTGCCAGCGATACCGGGCAAATATCAAGCATCTGCCTTGTCTCCTTCCTCCGGTGCGCCGCGCCATTCCCAGTTGTCTGTGCTGCTCCCGATTCCGGAGCAGTTCCTGCACGCGCAATCCGGTTTCTTCGTGCAATTGTCGCAGTCTTCTTGGCCGACCGGCTTAAACCCTTCCGGGCAATCCTCAAACCTCGCACAAAACATGCAGCCAGCTTTCCGAATCTCCTTTTTCAGCGCCGCGTTCTCGGCGGTCAGGCGCTCGATGGCTTCAGCGGCTTTGTCCAATAAATTCTCTTGGCATCGCTGCTTATCCTCATGCATGGCGCAATCTTTGCACTCGCCCTCTGCGCAGCACCGCAGCGCCTGCACGATTTTCTTGCCTGTCATAGCGCGTCCTCCTCCATTCCTCCCCATTGCTCCGCCATCGCCTTTGCGATTCCGGGGAATGTTTTACTTCGAATCTTCGCTCTATCCTTTCCAGGAGAAAGCCAAAGCAGTCTCTCTCGTTCGCATTTTGGCTTTTCCAGGAACTCCTTTTTTACGTTTTCCGTTTCTTCCAGCATAGGAAGCCCTTTTAACCACAGGCAAGTGCTTTTCTCTTCTGGATGTCCAAACTGCCCCGGGTGGATAACCTGGTCTGCCTTTCTGTACAGCGTAGACATTACGCTCACAGGATTTTCCACCGCTATTTTCGGCACATCGCCCTCGACAAACCGCATGAAAAACGCTGCCGCTTCATATCTCAGGCTTAGTGGTTTCTTCCCTTCCGCAAACCATCTCGCGCCAGAAACGGACAAATGCGTGCATGGCGGATGTGCAATCAGCAAATCCCACTTCCCGACATCATGTTTAACACCGTCCATCGTGGTAATGATTCCGCCATTGATGGCTTTTAGCGCATCGCCGAGGATATGCCAATCCGGATGCCCGCCGGACGGCTCCTGAATGTCGCAGGAGTACGCCTCGTGTCCAAGCGAACGGAACGCCTTGCAGACTTCCTGCGATTCTTCGCAGGCTACGAGAACCTTCATACCAGCGCCCCCGGCCGGGTGTCCGGCGTGTAGTGGAGCTTGGTCGCGCGGGCGTTCTGATGGTACTCCGGGCGGGTGAATTTATAGCCCCAGTGCTTGGCGGCGGTAAAAAGGGCTGCATAGCCGTCCTCGGCGCGGACGGTTACTTTCTGGTCTCCGTAGGTCACGGAAAAGTGGTTCTGTCCGGTGTATCCGGCCTGTGCGATCACGGCGGGGCGCCTCGGTGCCCGCTCGCCTGGGTAATCGATGCTATTTCGCAATGTGTTTGCGCCTCCTTATCTGGTTGTCGGCATGGACCATCTGCTTTCCCGCTGCAAGGTCGGGCTGCAGGCTGTCCCTGTCTCGGTGGTTGACGTCGTAGATGTGGTTCCGGATGCTCTCGTAGAGCGTCCAGGTGCAGCACCCGGCGCGGCATGTGCCGCTTCGGTCCGGGCAGTTCCGGCCGCAGGGCGGCGGGATGGGCCGCATGCGCGGCGCAAAATAATTCACTCCGCTTCCTCCTGTACGTGCTGCAGCCATGCCGCGAGCGTTTGCAGCGCCGACTCGCGCCGTAGAAGGTCTTCGACCGTATCCCGGTCGACGCGCGGCATGCTCTGCAGGATCTCCCGGTCATTGGCGCAGTCATCGGCAAAAGCCAGAACGGCGTCGATGATGTCTGCCAGCTGATCCGGCCGGAGCTCGACCGGGATCTTCTGTTCGCCCATCACAAGATCCCGTAGGTCGTCAGGCCCAGCGCGATCGCGCCGGTCGCGACGCAGGCGTCGGCCATCTCTGCGTACCCGGCGATCACCGCCAGTACAAATGCCGCGCCGCCCAGCCACACGCAGCAGGTCTTTACCACGCGCCGCATGGCCTCCCGGTACCGCAGCTCCTCCAGCAGCTGCTCCTGCCGCTCCCTGGTCTCTTCCTCCGGCTCATACCCGAGCCGTTCTGCAAGGTTCGTTCTCATTTTTTCTCCTCCGTTCCGTCCTGTACGCTGTCCGCCGCCTTGATCTTTTCCAGCACCAACTCGATATTCCTGCGCTCCTTCTCAATGCTCTCGAGCTCTTTCCCAATGGCTTCCCGCCTTGCTTCGCTGCCTGGCTCTCCCTCTTTAAGACGGAACGCATCCGCATCCATCCGGATCATGTTCCTTTCGAGCGTCCACTTGAGATACAGCCATTCAGCCGTTGTCAGAAGCAGCTTTTTCATGCCTTCGCCTCCTGCA